GGCAGAACGAATGTCGTCATATACGGATGCCATTATCTAAACCTATCTTTAGTTCTGAGGAACACTGCATGTTTTGCTTCTACAACATTAGCATGTGGCGCACGGTTACGTAGGGTGAAACCACTTTCCTCTAAAGGGTCAATAGCACGTACCTCTGCTCGTAGTCTTGCAGCCTCTTCCTGCTTCTTACCAGCCTTGTCAGCAACTATTGGCTTATTGTTGGAAGTACGACTGCGACCACCACCAGAACCTCTAGGAACCACGGAGAATGACTCTACGAAAGCACCAGTCTGTACAGGGCTAATAGTTGCAGCATAAGACACAACCTCTTCGCCTTTAGTCCAAACCTTTTCTCGTACTTGATTTTCTAACTGATCCATTTTCTTGTAGAAGGATTGGTTAATGGTAATCTGTTTAGCCATATTAATCCTCCAAGTGACAGAGGTAGCAAATGGCAGTACCGTTAGAGAAAATAATAGTTACGTGGTTAATTACGTATGTCGTACTACCACGCACGATAGTGTCTTCATCTGTAGGTTCTACAGCCAAGCCTAAAGCAGGAATTACACAACGACGCATATCCTTTACAATCTGATCAATAGGCTCAGACGTGGCATTATAAATATAGCCAGTAAAGCTGTAGTCAGTAGTAGCAGAACCACTTACACCACCTGTAGTAGGATCGTAAGTGCCAGTCGTTGTCGTCTTCTTTAGAGTTAGAGTTTCACCGAAGTCCCTTACAAGACGTAGAAGGTCAGAGGATCGAAAGTACATGAAAGTCCCCTTTATTCGTATTCAGGTGTCTCGTAACTGGGAGGATTGCGGAAGCGATCACGGCGGAAAGCGCCTTCAACTCGGTCAGTGTTTGCTCGTACAGCGACAATACCAGACTTGGTTAGGCCACCTGCAGCAACACCAATCACAGCCCCGGCTTTCTTACCTTGGTATTCCAGTGTCTCTGCCAGAGAGGTATACTGTTTAGCCAAGTCAGAGTAGTCAGCACTCAGGGAACCATCTAGCTGGACATTAACCTTGCGGGAATACTTGGAAGCAACTACACGAGCAAGCCATGCTGCTGCAAAGTAAGTGTTGTCCCCAGTTTGCGACAGAGCAAAGGTAATTTCTTCGTTCTGCACCTGTTGGTCAGTGGTGTCAGTGTCACCCAACAATAGCCGTACTGTGTTAAGACGCCCAGAGGCGGTAGTAGTATCTAAGTCAGAAGAGTCATAACTCCATGCCATCTGGTCGTCCTCACGTTATTAGTCTAAAATACCGTCACGGATTTCAAAGAACTTCTCTTCGATCCAGCGGTTATTGCGAAGGAAGCTACGGAGAAGCGCACGTTGTTTGGCTTCAATCTTCGATTGCTTACACTTCTTAGCGGTGTATTCACTTGTTGAGTTAGTCCGACCTTTAACCTCATTATTGAGTAGGCGAACAAGACTTTCTAGTTGTGTTGCGTCCATCTCTTCTAGACGGTCACCAACTTTAGTCTCTTTCTCTAATTCTTTGTTGTGGTGAATTTGACCAGTCGAATAAAGTTGTGCTACACGAGCAGGGTCTATATTCTTACTAACCCAATCGTAATGGTCACCCTTCTTATAGTCACCAAAAGGGATTTTAACAAACACTGGCCAGTCAATCTGCCAGCCAAGGTAAATAGGATGTGGCATAGTCGGGGTTCCTTAACTTGTCGGGGGTGGGGAGCCACCTAAACAGCAGCCCCCCGATAGTAATATTAGGCAACAATCGTGTTGAAGAAGTAGCCAAGATCGGCACCAACAACTTTCATGTCGTAGGCCATTTTGACCTGAATGTGTTCAGCAACTTGCTGACGACGCAGTGCATCATCCGAGAAGCTCTCAACAGTCACGCCCAAGTTGTTCGCACCGGGAATGTTGTTCCATGCGAAAGTCAGACCTGCGGCAGGGGTCATCAGACCAGCCGACGAGGGGGTGTGGGTCAGCATTGCGAACTTACCACCGATGAATGCGTTGCTTTCTGCAACACCCTCAACCGAGGTGTTCTTCACTGCTTCCATGACGTAGAAGTTTTCTACTTCAAAGATTTCAGCCAGTTTGGCGTCGGTGATCATTGCGGTGTTCGACACAGTAGCGCCACCGTTCAGGCGGGCCAGAATGTCAGGATGGTTCACCAGAATGTCACGGGTTTCTTTACCAACAACCATAGTGTTGGGCTTGAAGCCACCCGAAGCCAGTTGCATGGTGCGACGAGCAGTGGTCACATCGGTGATCGGGGTCGAGTTGTCGTAGTCCGACCACTGAACCACGTTAGTGCCAGCAGAGTACGAACCGCTTACAACACCGTCGATTTCGTTGTCCCACACACCCGAAGCAAAGAAGGTTGCAGCGAACTGCTCTTCACGATGGATCAGCAGGCGATTAACCAGCGTCTGAGCGCCAGCAGCACGGATGTCCAGCATTGCATCTTCGTTGGCCAGAGTTTGCTCATCGAAGTCCATGCCCAGACCGAATACGTCAGCAAAGTAGCTGTCATTCGAGATCGACATACCGATACGCTCAACTTCAGTGCGGGGAGCCAATTTCTTGACGTCGCCCGTACGGTTCATGTTGTCACGGTCGTAGATGTAGTACTTATCCGACTGACGCTGTACGCCCACGGTGGGGAACACTTTGTCAGCGATAAAGTTCGATTGTTCTTGTACATAGGCCAGCGTCAGGTTGGTAAGCGGCTGGTCGATATGCACGCTAGAGGGAGTCAGCAGAGGCATATTATAAATCCTTTATTTTAATGCTGTGAGCTATTAGGCGACAATGTTACCGCCTTGGATCAGTTCGATCTGAATGATCTGACCGTCCACAGCAGCTTCACGAGCATAGCCCATTACGTAGTCACCCGAGGCAGCAGCCAAAGCAGTGCCATCAGCACCAACTTGAACAGCGGCACCAGCAGCAATAGTACCACCAGCTTCCACCAAGCACGAGCCGCTTACGCAAACGGTTACGGCTGCACCAGCAGCACCGCCAGCAAGGCAGACACCAATGGCATTTTCACCAGCCGAGTCTGCTAGATCAACTTGACCATCCGACTCAAGGGTTACGAATTTAAATTGAGCCGACGAAAGGTCTTCGCCAGCAATGAAAGAACGGTTATCACGGGACTGCATTACAGCCATTGTTATTCTCCTTTATAGGACTTGTTGATAAGAGCTTTGCCTTCGTCGGTCTTCGCCACAGCGGCATAAGCCTTAGCATAATCACTCTTCTTAAATTGGTTGTCTTCCATGTAAGACTTGACTAGAGCATCCAGCTTGTCGGCTGCGGTAGCAAACTCACCATCAACGTCCGACTTACCAAATTCTTGCATTGCAGCCTCAAAGGACTTATCAGCAGCAAGCAGTGCAGCCATGACAGCTTCGTTGTCGCCAAATGACTTAACCAGCGCCTTAGCAGCTTCAATATCAAAGTGCGGGAGAGCTTCACCAGCACGTTTGGTCAGTTCAATGTCAGCTTTCTCAATAGCAGCAGCTTCGAGTGCTTTCAGAACAGGGGCGGGAATGTCCGACTTAACGACCATCTCACCTTCAACTTCAATCATTTCCACTTCGGCTTTCTTTTCGATAGCCTCTGCTTTAATGACGAAACCGTTTTCGATAAGGCCCTTACGCAGGAACTCATTCTCTGCTTTCAAGGTGTCAACATCAGCTTTCAGTGCTTCGATGTCGATTTCTACAGCTTCAGCTTCAATCTCGTCCGCTTTCTCAGTAACCTCTTCGGTAACTTCCTCAGCAGCTTTCTCCAGATCAGCTTCTGCATCATCAGCCTTTTCCATGTCGTAGCCAAGAGCCTTCATGGCCTCTTCTTTACCACAACCCATCTTTTCCATGTACGCCTTTACTTTGGCTTCCATTTCATCGTTCATTTTAATAACATCCTCTTGGGAGTCGTCACGCTTGAAGAGGCTGACCATTGCCTGTGCATTGGCAGGACGATCCACTAGGGACAACTCGTCAAGCATGAGGTTCTTAAGGAGTGTAGGCATTAGTCAATCTCCTGTTTCATAGCACGGCCCCCAATGGAGAAAGCCGCAAGTTCACCAGACTTGACCATATCCCAGATTGCATCATCGAATACTTTGTATGCGACAACCCAACCCTCACGATCAGACTGAATACCGAGAGCATCACCAATCTCTTTGGTGACAGGCAGAGAGTGTACAACGACACCAACCTGTTCGCCTGTGTGCATGGCCTTGCCTACTCGCACATGCTCCATAAAATCATTAACTGCCTTGACAAGCGTATCAGCTTCAATCATGTCACCCTGACGGTCAACCACAGGTTCACCTTTTTCAGTAATGACAGAAGCCCAGCCGTATACCATACGTTGCTCATCATCGGCTTTAAGAATTTGACCTTCAATATTTGCTTTAGTCATTTCACTCACCGAAGTGTCTGCTTCCCACATACGACAAGACCAGTAACGAGCAGATGTCTTGTCACTTGCTGTGTCACACGAGTGGCGGGAGCGGAAGTTTGCACGAGCCTTCGGATCATCACGACGGATTTCCATGTTAGGATCACCGAATGTCACTCGTTTTACTTTGTCGCCATCCATGACAAACACTTCAAATTTCTTGTTGCCACCTTGGATGCGACGGGGCTTATTCAGGGACACTTTTTCGCCCTGATATTCTGCTTTGGCGAACTCAGTCTTTAGTACCTCTTGTACAATAGC